CAAAATCCTCCGCACCAAGCCCCACGAACCCTAGTTCGTGTATTATACGGTGCATTGGAAACCACTCCAATAATTTTCAATCAACTTCCATCGGCTCTGTAGAGGTTGGCTCTGTTACTGACTCTGTACTGGATAGGCCACACCGGGGGGCAGCAACACAGGCTGCCCCTATTGTGGGACCTAGCGGCTCCGAACCTTGTTTAACCAGGCATATCACCAGAGACATAACTTCACAGCTACCAACATACATATCCAACTTGGTTGAAGGTGCCTCAGCCGTGGGTGTCCAGTCCATAGCTTCGGCAATTATCAGGGGTGGGAGATATGGGGAGAATACAAACCCTCCTCCCCGTTCCTCAATCAGATCTATCTTATTGGAACAGAGTGGGCCTGCACAGCATGAATGATGAAAGCCAACATCCCGTGGAATTCTCGATTGCATGCTGAACAGCGGACCCGAATCCCTAAAGAAGGATCTGGGCCTGAAACATTCCCACTTTGCGACACGTGAGCGACACCTTCGTGTTGTGAGAGCGCAATAGCGCTTACAAACTCCTTTGGACATTTGGGGCATTTATATTGTGGCATAATTGCCCTACAAGCGGCGGTCTGCGGTGCAGCACAAAAAGTCACACACCACAGAAGCACAATTAAGCAAACCCCGGGCAATAACTTCATTATTGCCCTAAATGCGGAGGTCTGGGATGACATCCTTAGTGAATACTGGCAGAGACATGGACCTACACCAGTCCTCCCAGTACTCCTGTTCACCAATGGAAATCCCAAAAGCTTCAGCAAAACTAACTCGTGCCTCAATAGTAATTGGTCTGGGCTCGACACATGCAAGGTCCATCAAAGAACCCGCATGAACCTCGCGCTTGGCCATTGCAAATCGGCCTAAGTTAATCAGGGCCCCCTCTGTAGTACGAACTTTTCCAGCCATGCGAAGAAGCGCCACTGCCCATTCTTGGACAATCGGAACCCCAACGTTCAAAGCAAGTTCACAGAGGCCCACCGCACGTAGGTGCACACGGAAGGCTTTTTCACCCTGCTTGGCAAACTTACTACCACTTACCCCAAACCCCAAAATTTTCATTGGAGATCTCACAAACTTAAACCCCACGCCATCATGCACAATCTGTGATTGGCAGAAGATGATTTTCCCAAACTCCCTCACCGAGTCCTCAAGCTTAAGCTTGAAACCAAGCCCGGCGAAGGTTTGGGAAATTTTGGCGCGTATACGGAGATTATCTTCCTCCTCATTGATGACGAAGAAATCATCCCCGTCATCAACCAGATCCCACTTTTCACCCTCAAGGGCAGTGGCGATGATGATAACAGCAAGGAGACAATTCCCTAATGCTGTGTTCATATCACCACTCATACGCCCTCCTGGACAGGTGTACACAACGCCGGTGGAAGTACGCCCTTTATTAACTAACTGCCAATTAAGAATAGAAGCAAGAATTCTATCACAAAAACAATAGTTGTAGACAGAATGCTCCAATTCAAGTACCTCCTTCCGAACGTGCATATCCCAACGGCTAGCATCCCCGCAGTTCACCACGGGACTATTAAACCGGCTAAGCTTATTTAAGACCAACTTGGCCCGCTCCCTCTGGTTTAGTCCCTTAGCAATGACCCTGCCGGGTGGCAAAAATCCGCCATCCCCCTTAAGAACATACAAACGATGTTCAATAACCTTCAAGTAAGTTGCCAAAAGGGCGGAGAAACTGCGGCATCGAAACTGAATCATTCTTGGGTCTTTATCCCATTCTCCTAACCTTTCATATTTCACAAAGGCAGTTATGAACGCATCAGCTTTAGATAACCCCATCTCCACCTTAGGCCACTCCTTCAGGTAACTCTCCCTTTTCTTCAAGGGGAAATGCTTAAATGCTTCCTCTGGTGAACAGGCGCTAAAGCCACCTTTTCCAACGGAACCAGCAACGGCAATGGCTATTCTCTTCGCTGATCTCTGAGCCCTGGCGAGCACACACGGATTAATTTCCGGTGTCGGGGCCAGAACCCGGTTATGGAGAGAAACAAGCTCATTACACTGACACTGTTCATGGACAAAGGGGACTAAGCCTCCTTCTAGTGGTACGCTGCAAGCTGGGACCAAGCTTCGCTTGTCCACGTGGCCCACAGGCTCTTTGATGGCGACCTTAGCACCCAGGCGAAGTGGTCCGAGCTCCCGATGGTTGACACAAACAGCCGGAACGCCACTGAGCCTGTCACTAGGCCGCCAGCCACCCATAAAGGGTAAAGGGGCCGAATGATGCTGGGTAACCCTGCTCTCCATCCATGCAGACCAGTCGAGGAGAACCAGTGCTTGGCCCCAGATTGACTGGCCAAAACACTCTCTTCCTCTTTAGTGACCTGCATCGCCACCTCCACTGCTCTGCTAATCAGTTTATATTGATCACGCTGCGGGACATGATTGTCCTCACACCACCTACGCGCCTGATTAGTTAAAAGAGAAGCGGTAGCCGGTGTCCTAGGCTGTAAAAAGGCCTTTGTCTGGACAACGACTTTCAGATCTTCTGCTACCTCACATGCAACCTCCTCCCTTGTAAAAAAGTATGCACTGAGGCAATACGCCACACCACTGACGGCCATACAAATTCCAAACCACTTCCAATTGACCTTCTCAGGCCAAGGGAAACTGTAAGGACGGCCATCGGCAATGGTGATCGCATCCATCACCTGGCGTGTCTGTCGACACGCAATTGTGCGCCAAAACCCAAGATCACGCACAGGCAGCCAACTGCCCGCACGCGCCATGGAAATGCTAAGCTGCTCCCTACTCATACCAGCAAAAGTAATACTCCCAAAACAATAACGCCAGGCAGGCAACCACTCGCAAGCAGTTGCACTCCACCAGCGCATTATAGGGATATTCTGTGCACAGAATGCGATAGGAGCACCAGCAGTGCTGACTTGTTGTAATAGCCAGCATGCGGCGCCGAGATTCGAAACCTCCGGTTGCGGTACAACCACGGCCGGCTCCGGCGCGGCAACAGCACCTAGGGGAGGTTGCTGAAGGGGCGCCGGGGGAAGCCCTGGGGGCACTGCCTGTGGAGCCCCACCAACATTAACGACAACCTGAGGTGGCTGTCGATGATTTGGCGGGTTCACATCTTGATTGAGATTTATGTCCCTAAGCCCCTCGATACGGGCTCTTGCCAGATAGTCGCGCGCAAGCTCGTCAGGATTAGGCCTGACGCGCCTGCGCAAACGACCAATCTCTCTTCGTTCACCTGCGTTGAGATTCTGCCAGTCGTCATCACCGAACTGGTTACGGACATTTCCATTGTTTAAGTGATT